ATACAGTAAAGGAATTAAATGCTATCTATCAAGAGAGTTTATCTATAGGAGTGCCTGTAGAAGATGTAAAACATGGTTGGTTAAAATCAGAAAAATCTTCAATGTTTTTTACTAATCCATTATATAAAGAAGAAAATAGTTTTGATATTAATTCAATTAATTTTAAAGAATTATTTGGTAACATTGAACCTATTGTTATTAAAAAAGTTGAAAATAATAAAAAAACAGCTTTATTTGATAGACTTGTTTTTACAGATGTACATGTAGGTATGGATGTTGCTAATTCTGGTTATTCTTTATATGATTTAAAGTGGGATAAAGAAGAATTATTTAAGAGATTAGACATTATGGTAGAGCATACTGTAGAGCATCAAAAATCTAATACATTAATTATTAATGATTTAGGAGATTTTTTAGATGGATATAATGGTCAAACTACTAGAGGAGGACATAAGTTACCTCAAAATATGAGTACAAATGATGCCTTTGATACAGCTTTACATTTTAAAATAAAATTAGTTAAATCTCTTGCACCTTATTTTGACAAAATAAAATTTATAAATATTTGTAATGATAATCATGCAGGTAGTTTTGGTTATATTGTAAATTCAGCTTTTAAAATATATATTGAAGAAGCTATAAATAATGTAGAAGTAATTAACCAAAGAAAATTTATTGATTATTACATTATAGAAAATAGATGTTTTTGTTTAACTCATGGTAAAGATGATGTAAATATGAAATTTGGATTTAAACCTAAAGCAGATCCTGCAACTGTAAATAAAGTATTAGGATATTTAAACCAGATTGAAGTATTAAATAAAGGTTATTTTGAAATAGAATTTGGTAAAGGAGATAGTCATCTAGCAGTACTAGATGATTCTAGTAGTGATATATTTAATTATTATTCTTACCCTGCATTTAGCCCTAGTTCAAATTGGGTACAATTAAATTTTAATAAAGGACGCAGTGGATTTGTTCATTTTAATTATATGGAAAACAGAAAAAATATTAATCCTTATTATTTTTAAATGTATGTGCAAAAAAATAGGAATTTATAAAATAATTAATCCAAAAGGTAGAATATATATTGGACAATCTGTTGATTTAGAAAATAGATTTTATCATTATAAAATAATGAACTGTAAAAAACAACCTAGATTATATAACTCTTTTATAAAATATGGAGTTGATAATCATATTTTTGAAATATTAGAAGAATGTCAATTAACTGTTTTAAATGAAAGAGAGAGATATTGGCAAGAACAATATGATGTTTTATCTAAACATGGATTAAACTGTGTTTTAACTTCGTATAAAAATGTAAGAGGTAAAATGTCTGAAGAATCAAAACAAAAAATATCTTTAAAAAATAAAGGAGTTAATAATGGTATGTATGGTAAAGTATCCTCAAAAAAAGGAATAAAAGTAAGTAAAGAAATTTGCAAAAAACAAAGTGAAGCTCAAAAAAGACTTTATAAAAATGGATATATAAATCCCTTTGCTAAAAAAGTAATAAATACAGAAAATGGAATTATATATAACAGTTCTGTTGAAGCTTGGATTGCAAGTGGATTAACTTGTCATAATAGACATTTTAGATCAATGTTGAGTGGAAAAAGTAAAAACAAAACAAATTTTAAATATATATAATATATAAAATGGATCCAAGATATAATCAATATAGACAACAACATAATCAATATAACCAACAATATAATATTAAGTTTAACCAAGCTAACTCTACTAATCATAGTGGAGTTAGCTTAACTTATTTATACCAACATTATTTAAATCATCCTAATAGGTTATATAATTTATCTTATCAGGATTTTAATTTTTTATATACTAAATGGATTAACGAAAATTATTACAATGACAATAAGAGAAATTATTAGTGGGTTTAGAGTACCTATAGACAAAGGATTACCTTCAGATGATACTGCATTTCCTAATGCTTATTTATATCATCTAATGAAGATTTGTAGAGGTGTTTTATTACATGAAAAATTAAAAGAATCTGACTATAATTTTAAATTAAACTTACAAACTTTAGATTGTATTGAATTAGAAGTAGCTGAACAAAATGAATGTTGTGAAAAAATACCTTCAGGTTGTAAATGGTTAAAGTCTAAAAAACCTATACCAGGAACTATTAATAACATTATTACTTCTGTATTTAATGATAGAGGAGATAAGTATGTTAGAGTTAATTCTGAGTCTTCAAAGTCTTTTAAAAGGTATCAAGATTTAGGTAACTCTGAAAGTAATTATAAGTATTTAATTAAAAATAATCATTTATTTGTACCTGATTTAGATAGTCCTAGATGGGTAAAAGTAGAAGCTTTATTTTATGATGACTATGAAGTAAAAAATATGTGTAATGGAGATAAAAGTTCAGTTTGTGACTTTTTAGATACTGAATTTCCTATTGATGAAAGATTAATAGATAAGATGTATGAGATGATGGTTAAAAGAATTGTTTCAACATACTTTTATTTTAACAGAGATATAAATAATAATAGTCAAAATGAAGATAGTCAAGGTGCACAGAAAACAGATAAATAAAAAAATAAAATACTTTTCTTTTAGTGATGCTTTTAAGTTATCTAATTATCCAGATAAAAATTTATATATTAATGTATTAAAAGAAATATTTTTAGTATCACAAGAAATGTTATTAAATAAATATCAAATAAAATTAAAATCTATTGGTTATTTTAATATTATGTCTTATAAGTCTGATAAAAAATTAATAGATTTTGGTTTAACAAAAAAATTAGGAAAAGTAGTTTATTATACTAATTTCCATACTAATAGATTAAGATATAAAATAAGTTATAAGTATCCTATATTAGATACTTTTTATAAGTTTATACCTTATAGAAATTTAAATAGATCTCTAGCAAAAATACTTAAAGAAGATGAATAATTTACAATTTACAAGTTTATCTACAGTTATTGAAAACTGGAAGCAAATAGCTCCTAATGAAATTAATTTTAATGAAGATTTAATTACAGAATGGGTTATAGATGCTTATTATGATATAGGTACTTATAAACAATTTAAAGAAAAAATACAAATCTTAGATGTTAAAAACTTTAAAGCAAAATTACCTTGTGGTTTTAAAGAAAGTATATTTGTTTTAGTAAAACCTAATTATCAAAACATTGATAACTTTTTTTTAACTGAATTAGTTAAACAAGATTTTAATGATCCTAACTGTACTTGGACTTATAGAAAAAATTGTAAATGTAATGATAATTGTATTTGTGACGATAGTTACTTAGAGACTAATGGTTGGTTATATATTGAAAACTTAGAAAAAGCTAAGTCTTTAAATTTTGCTACTGTTACAGACTTTACACCGTGGTTTACACAACATAAAAAAGATTGGGTTATTTTACAACCTAAAACAAGTGATTTTTCTTTAGCAAGACATGTTAGTAAAGAATTTGAAAAAGATTTTTCTCCTCAAAATGTTTATACTATTGATAATGGCTATTTAATTACAGACTTCAAAGAAGCTAAGGTTTTAATAGGGTTTTTATCTACACCCTTAGATAATGAAAACTTACCTTTAATTCCTAATACTAAAAACTATATATCTGCTTTAATAGCATCTATAGAAGAAAAGTTAGCTTATATTCAATATAGAAAAAGTAAATCTAATCAAGATTTAAACTTTTTTCAAGTTACTCAAAAAGAATATATTAAATATAAAATAAAAGCTAGAGAAGATTTAAATAATCAAACTTTTGATGAAATGTGGGCTATGGGTGAAGCTACTAATCAATTCTTAGTACCTAATTCTTATCATGGTTTAGATAAAAGAAAACCCCAAAAAATTAATAATTACTTTACTAGATATTAATAATTATGGCAGAGAAAAATAATAATAATAGAACTTTACAAGATGTAAAAAATTATACTTTTACCAAAGGTATTAATATAGAAACTTCTCCTGAAACTCAGCCTGAAAGTACTTATAGAGCTGCATTAAATTTACTTAAAGAAAGTGAAGATGATCAAAACTTTTTAGCTACAGAATACTCTAATGAATTTAGATTAAAATTGCCAGGTAAAGTATTACACTCTAATTTAATTAAACAAATTAATCAAGTAGTAGTATTTTTAAGTAATAATGAAATAGGTATATACGATCCTAATAAAAACACATATACTAAACTATATAATAATCCTGATTTAAACTTTTCAATATATTTAGAATCTGTATCTTTTACAAAAACAGAGTGTGAAGATATTGTATTAATATTTTGGGATGGTGTTAATAGAATAAGAAATATTAACATTACTAAATTTTTAGACAATAATTTATCTGATGATAATGTAGAAGATTTAGAATTATTTAAAACAAGTGAAAAAAGTATATACTTAGATACTGTAAATTTTAAAGAAAATTCTGCTTATAATATAGATGCAGGAATGTATAGACCTTTTATACAGTATGAAGATGAAGATGGTAATTCTACTAATTATTATATTATATATGAAAATATACCTTTAATTGAAGATAGTTTAAACTCTAACTTTGAATTTATAGATGGTAATGATTCTAAAGTTTTAAATAAAAGTATAGAGTTAACTCTTAAAAGTGTTGATACAAAGTTTCCTTTTATAAATATTGGTTTTATAAAAACAGTTAAAGGAGTTTCTACTGCATTTTTATTTAAACAAAAGTATCCTGTTAGTCCTGAAATTAAAGTTACTTATGAAGGAGATACTACTTTTAACACAGGATTAAATATACAAGAGGTTGTTACAAAAAGAGCTTTTTATTTATCAGCTAAACATGGATTAATCTATAATAATAGATTATTATTAAGTGGTTTAAAAGGTAAAAGAAATGTTGATTACCAGAAGTATGCCAATAATATTGATGTAAAGTATATTACAGGTAAGATTAATTTAAAAAGAACTAAAGGTTATAAAAATCCTCAACATATTATTCATCATAAGTCTTGGATGAGAGATGAAAACTATATGTTAGGTATTGTTTTAGAATTTGAAGATTTAACAGAATCATTAGTTTATCCATTAATAAATAAAAAATATCCTAATTTTCCAGAGTTTACAGATGAAGCAGGTTTATTTCCAGCTAATGATGATACTAAACTTTGTTGTAATAATGGAGAGAGACAGTTGTGGAAAGAAGTTAATACTGCAAAAAGAATTAATGAAAAATATAATCCATATGCTGCAGATTTAAGTGTAAATGATGAGTGTCTAGGTAACATTAATCCTAATAGTAATTATATTAGATCTGAAGGTTATTTAGGTTATTATGAATCAGAAGAAAAATATCCTGTAATAGCTAGGTGTGAAAATTCTAATTCATTAGATCCTAATGATTATATATATCCTGTAGAAATTATAAACAATAAAGTAGTAGGTAAAAATATTACTTTATTTAAAATGCCTGATTCTACTATAGAACCTTTTCATAATAATATAGTAGATGATGAAGCTATTACAGATAATAAAAATAAATTTGATAGTAAGTTTGATGAAATTGAAATATACCCTTTAGGAATAAAATTAGAAAATGTGACAATGCCTACATTAGAAGAAACTGATGGAATTAAGGTAATTGGATATAGAGTAGTATATGTTAGAAGAGATAGTTTTAATAAATCAATTCAAGATAAAGGTTGGTTTGTTGAAATGTTTAAAAATAAGTTTAATGATAGAGAATATATTTATCCTAAACACAATGTAAACTCGGGAGCAAAGTGGGATTATTTTTCTAATTTAAGAGATAAAGCTATAGAAACTGAAAATCCTGTACAAAATTTTGTTAAAAATTCTGGTTATGGATCTCACTATGATAATGGTATTATGTTTTATGGAGCAAATACTTTATCTTACAAGCCAGGTTTAAATGTTAATCACATTAAAGTAGAGCAACAATATAACAGTATTGGTTCTTATATAGACTCTATAGATGGTATAAATACTAGTCCAGGAAGCGGAGGAGATGAAGTTATAGATCCGTCAACATTTAAAGATAAAGATGGTAGATTAAGAAGTACAGCTATTCAAATATATAATCTATATAATTATGGTTATACTCAAAATAATAATGGCTCTATAACCAAGCAAAATGAGTTTAAGAATAGGTCTTTAAAACACACTATAAAAAATGTATGTGTTGATAATTATTCTTATGTAAATAATAATGTAATTTTAAATAAAATATTAAATTCTGATTATTCTTTAGTAAACTATTATAGAGAAGATGGGGTTTATTTAGATTTTAAAAATTCTTCAGATCTGTCTTTTAATAAAGATTTAAAGTTTTTTAACTCAGATACTTCTGCTAAGAAATGTGGAAATTTTCCTTCTCCAGGTTTTGAACCTTTAGATAGAATAGTTGCTGGAAGTTATACTATAATATCTTCTGACACTATAGAGATTCCAGCCGTAGGAGATATAGAAGATTATCAAATTAATGATATTTTATACTTTCAATCAGGGTTGTTTAATAATTTAGTTCCTGGTACACCTTTTAAACTTATAAGTAAAGTTAGTAATAAACTAAGAATACAATTAATTAGCGGAACATTACCTACTTTAGGTATACCTATGAGTTTTTCAGTGCAACCTAATATAGCTATAAATGTTAGTTTTGAAATTATTACTAATAAAATAGTTAATTTTGTAAATAAATTTCCTTTAAATAGTGAAATAACTGTTACATCATCGACAAATAACTTATTCTTACCCCCTACTACTAAATTTAAAGTAATCTCTAATACTCAAATAGAAGTAATAGGAACTAATGAATTAACTCCTACTAATACAGTAACAGTAAATTTTATAGCCACAGGACCTCCTTTACCTCCTATAATTAATTTTAAAGAAGATTATATAGATAATAAAACTGGTAGTGATATTTTTAGTAAATGTAATCATGGTTTTATTTACTATGGATCTATTAAAAATTTCTTACCTAAACAATATGGTGGTATAAATGAAATGTTTTTTATAGATACAGGTTTAAAATCTAGACCTTGTGAAAAAAATATAGCAGGATTTTATGGAGATAGTTATATAAATACTTTTTCATTTGTAAGAACAGGTGTTACAGGTATGCTAGAAGATTCTTATATTAATGATGAGAGTCATCTTTGGATTGATAAAAATGATAAAACTTATACTATTCAAAATATTGTAGGTACAGATAATAGATCTTATTTATTAAATTTGTTTTTACCTCAAAAACCAAATGTAACATTACTTAATACTGTAATTGAATCTGATGTAAATTTAGATTTAAGATACGAAGGTCCTACTTTTAATGAAACTTATTATCCTAAATTATCTAATAATAGATACAATTTATATTCTAATTTAAAGACTGATTACGCTGAAGATTGTTTTTTAAATAATTATTTTTATGAATTAATTTGTAGAGATAAAGATGACAACTGTACGTCTTCAATGACTGAAGAAATTGAATATAATGATGCTTATAAAAATTTCCATTCTAATTCTATTATTTTAAATAATGATTATAATGAATTAAATGGTATGAGGTTTTTATTATTAAAACCTGTCACAAATACAGACAAATTTTGTGACTGTGATTTTGAGTTTGATAATAGAATTGCAATATCTACAGCTAACAATGAAGCAATAAGTAGACTTAATTATAGTAAGTTTTTACCTAATGATTATATTACTTTACCACACAAAGAAGGTAAAATAACCAACTTATTTAAAGAGAACCAAATACTATATGCTCATACAACAGATAATATCTGGAAGTTACTTACTTTAGAGTCAAAATTACAAGCAAGTACTACTCAAGTATATTTAGGAACTAATGATTTTTTAAGTTCTCAACAGTTAGAGTTATTTGCCTCTAATGAAGGTTATATGGGTTTACAAGATAAAAGATTTAAATTCCAAAATAATGCAGGATATTTCTTTGTAGACTTAAAGACACAAAGTGTTAATTTAATGTCTGGAGGTAAATTAGATAGTATATCTAGTTATGGTATGAGTGGGTTTTTTAGAAGTAACTTTAAAAAGTATTTTAATTCTTATCAAGTAAATCCTGATTTAAAAAATGTTGAAATAAACTTTGGATATGATTACAGACATAAAAGACTTTTAATGACTGATAAGGGTAATGAATTTACTCTTTCTTATTATCCTGAAGATAAAGCTTTTTATTCATTCCATTCTTATCTTCCTATAGCTTATATACAAAATAGAGACACTTTTTTTACTCAAAGTGATAACTATGATTTATATATACACGAAGATAATTTTAATTCTTATAGAAGATTTTATGGAGTACACTATCCTTCTATTTTAGACGGAGTATTTACTTATCATCCTTTATTATATACTAATTTTAATAATATGGGATTAAAGATAGATGCTTTTAATAATATAAATGGACAGCAAGTATTATTACAAGAGCCTCCTACAAGTGTTAGTATATGGAATGGGCATCAACACAGTGGAGAGATATTTATTAAAACTCCTGTAAATGAGGATTATATGTCTAATGTAGTATTAGGTAATCAACCACATCATTTTGTAAATGGAATACTATATTTAAATAACTTCTCTAACTTTGTATTAGACCAAAGTCAACCATTTTTACAAGGTACTATCTTTAAAGAACCTAACAATAATGTATCTTTTAGTAAAAATTGGACAGAAATTAATAGACTAGAAAGTAACTTTTTCAACTATAGAGTTAAAATAGATGACAAAGATTTAGAAAATTTAAAATTTATACTTAAATTTACAATTCTTAATTATAACATATCAATGAGATGATAAATAAAAAGAAAACTAATCTTAATAAAACTAAGTCTTCAGGGTGGTTAAATGACTACTCTGAAGATTTTTTTATTAATAAATACCCTGCAGGTGGATTTATGACATATCAAGATGCTTATAAAGGGTTTGGGACAGGTCCTGAACTTTATCAAGATAATTCATACTTTAGAACTATAGTTCCAGATAACATTGAAGATATGGATGCTATGATAAATGAACCTAGTATTTTTTCTACTATTAATAATGTTTTAGGTACAGCTAATCAAGTTGTAAATGCTGGTACAGGGTTAATGAGTAGGTTTCAAACCTCACAAACAGGCTATGAAGGGTTAAGTGATAATGCTAAAAGTATGTTTGATTATTCTAAAATGATGAATAATGCAGAACAAGGCTTTACAGGATTAAATTTCGATAATACAAATTTACCTTCAATGATAAGTGGAATAGGTGGAGAAGGTCAAACTTTTGGTGGATTTGGTTCACAGGGAAATAAAGGTATTTTACAAGGAATGTCCTTTATAAAAAAAGATGGAGGTATGGTTCCTAAATTTGCAGGAGGAGGGTTAGCAGAAATTTATGGTAATAGTTATGGGGGTAATACTAATAATCCAAGAATATATAATTCAAATAATAATAGAGCTACTGTCCAAGACTTACAAAGAGTAAGAAGAAATGACTTCTTAAACACTAAAGTTAGAAAAGATAGACAATCTTTTGAAGATGATAAAGTAGATTGGGGTTTTATGAATTGGGCTAAAGAACCAGTAGGAGCTACACTAGGAGTACTTAGTACTGTTCCTGGAGTAGGTAATATAGTAGATGGTGCTTTAGGAGATTCTTTTTTAACTAGAACAGGAGGATATACTGTAGGTTCTGGAGTAGGTAATACTGCTATGGGAACAGCAAAAATAATTGGAGGTATAGGTACAGGTAACGTTGGAATGGTAAGTAGTGGTATAGGAGATGTTGGTGAAGGAGTTGGTAGTACAGTAGGTACTTTTCAAGCTAAAGATTCTTTAGCTAGTTATGATAAATCTGGTTATATTTCAGGTAACAGACTAGTAAATGCTTCTAAAGATTTTGGCAATATGATGGATACTGCAGGAAGTCTTTTTGGAAATGTTAAAGGTGGAGTAGATATGTTTGGTAAGTCAGGTAACTTTGGTAACATTATGGGTAATATGAAAGGTGGTCAAAAAGGTGCAAAAGGTTTTGGTAACTTTATGAGTAACTTTGTTATGGCTGAAGGTGGAAATATTAATAGTAAAAAAGGTTGGTTAGATCAACTATAAAAAATAATTATATGAAAGAATTAATTTTAAAATTAGCAGGTGTTAGTAGTGAAGAAGAATTTTACTCTTTATATCCTACACAAGAATCTTTCTTTGAAAAGAATCCTGAAGCTGTTGAAATAATTAATAATTATAAACAGAGTCAAGGTATAGAATCTATGGCTAATGGAGGACTTATGGGTAATAAAGTACCTATTCAAGCAGAAACTTATCAAGGACAACCTGAACAAGTTGTACTTCCAGATGGAACTGTAGATTCTGTAAATGCTCAAACTTCCCATGAAAATATGTCAGATGATAAAGTAACTGATATATTACCTGAAGGAAGTCATATTCAAAGTGCTAGGAATAAACTTACTCCTGAGCAATATGAGCAACTATTAAGTATGTTTGACCCAAAAGGTGCTGAAAATAATAAGAAGCTGTTAGATCAAGTTTCTAAGGGTAAAAATAAGAAAATATCTCCTGCAGAAATATCAGAATATGCTAAGAAAAATTATCAAAAGGAATCTACTCCTAATTCTTTTGATACTGATAAATTAAAAGAAAGTAATAAAAAATCTTTTATAGATTTATCTATGAATTTAAATGATTTAATTAAAGCAGGTAAAGAATTATCTGAAGGTATTTTACCAACAGAAGTAATGGCTTGGGGAGGACCTATTGGTAAATATGCTGAAGGAGATAAAGTAATAGATTATAACAATATTTCTATAAGTAATTTAGAAGATTTAAAAAAATATTTAAATCAGTTTGGAATAGATCCTGAAACTAATTTACCTAATTATAAATTTAAAGATTTAGAAAATACTAAAAAAAGATATATTGATTTAGCTAACCAAGTAAATGATAAAGAGTTAGTAAGTAAATTAAAAAATTTACAAGGTTCTTCAGAAAAACAATTTGAAGAATTAAAAAAAGCTGCAGGTAAATTACAAAATTTTCATAAATTAAATAACCCTAAACTATCTTTAGATTTTACATTAGATACTAAAGATACTAGAACTTCTTTACCTACAGTAATTAAATATGGTAAAGAACTAGGATTGTCTGAGAATGAAATAAGTTTATTATCTAAAAATAAAAATAAAGGGTATCATAGTCAACCTAAAAATATTCAAAATATTTTAGATAAAGCTAACGAGCAATTACCTTTAACTAGTCCAGAAATTCAAAATGAATTTGTAAATACTAGGTTTGTAGATAATGAAGCATATTATAGAATGCCTGAAAAGTTTCAATTTAACTTTGGAGATATTTCAAATCCTAATAGTCCACAGTCTCAAGCTTATAAATATTATTTAGAAAATTTTTATCAATCAGAACCTGTTCAAAATAATTTAGTAAAAAATTCTTACGGTAAATACAGTGCTCCTATAGGTTATACAACTATGCCTGTAGATAATATTGAAGATTGGAAAAAAAGTAATAATGTAGAAAGTAGTTTTAATCCTGGTACTTTTTCAAATCCTGGTTCAGGATTAGGTAACATTTCTTTTAAACCTATATTAGAAAATGCAAATACACCTGAAAATGTTTTACCTAAAGTTGATAATTTAAGTTTAGGAAATCCTCAAAGTATAGTAGCTCCTCAAAATAATCCTATGACTAGATTTAATTCAGGATTATTAGAAAGTCAGTTAAATAGAGGTTTACAAGGTAATCAAGCTTACTTAAATGCAGCTATGGATTTATCTCCTGTTTATACTATGGAAACTCCTGATACATTTATTAGAAGTAGAAGGAATGAAATACCTGTAGGTAACATATTATATAATATTGAAAAAGCACAGAGAGATTCTGCAAATGCATTAGCTGCACAGACAGGAGATTGGAGTACTTTAGCAAGTAATATTGCAAATTCTGGAGCCAATGCTTATAATCAAATAGGTGATACTTTAAGTGCTCTTAATGAAAAAAATGTAGGTCTTTATAACACTACACAAGATTTACAACAAAACTTATTAAGTTCTAATGTAGGGGTAAGAAATCAAAATCTTACTAATATGCAAAATATGATGAATTATAAAAGGAACTTAATGGGACAAAAAGCTGTTAAAGATGCAGAACTATACTCTAATTACTCTAAATCTATTTCTGAAAATGCTCAAAAGGAACAGAATCAAAAGATGGAATTACTTAATGTAATGGCATCTAAACCTGATATGTTTAAAGGAGAAAGAGGGCAACAGTTTGCAAATCAGATTATGGGTAATTATGGATCTTATAATAATCCTTTTTCAGGATCAGTATTAGATTTTGGTATAAACTTTTTTAATAAAATAAATTAAAATTAAATGAGTCAAAGAAGAAATCCAGCAGGGATGTTTCCTGGAGCTTTTGGAGGATTCTCTAGAATTGGAGAACAAGAGATGTATGATCCTACTTGGACAAATATAAACTTTGGAAATTTTGAAGGACTAAATATGGATTTAGTCAATAGAAATGCTGAGTTTTCTCAAACTATAGCTAATAAAAGATATGAAGAGATGATGGAAGCTCAGAATAAGTTATTAGAAGAAGTTAAATTAGGTAAAAGATTTGATTACTTAGAGAATGAATTAAAGAATAAATTAGCATCTGTTATTGAAAATGCAGGTAATGTTCAATTATCTGATAATGCTAATTTCACAAAATTAAATAGTAATTTAATTTCTCTAAAGCATGATCCTAATTTAAAACAAGCTATGTACTCTACTGAACAAGCTAAGAAGTATAAAGAAATGTTGGATAAAGATCCTAATCTTAAAAATAGACCTTGGGATGATGCTAACTATACTCAGTTTAATAATTTTATAAATGGCCAGACAAATGATTTTGAATTAAAACCTGTTTATAAAGATGTTGATTTAGTTGCTACTTGGGATGATTTCTTTAAAACTTTACCTAAGTCTGAAATAGATAAATTAGAAAAATATGGTCCTTATGGTTTATTACAAGCTAGAGAAGAAGGTAGAGATGTAGGAGAATTAATTAAAGCAATAGAACAATTTAAAAACTTTACTATATTAAATAATCCTGAAATTAATTCTAATTTAGAAAGAAGAAGAGGTTATTTTGCTAGTCAAGGTTTAGACCCAAATGAGAGTGTAGATAAATTTATTAATGATAGTTTAATGGCATCAGCTAGTAAATATGCTACTAAAAATAGAACTATTAAGGGTGTTGAAATGGATGTTAACCAAAGTGGTAGAATGCAAGATAGACAGTTACCAATTTCTGAAAGAAATGCTGCTAACAGTTCTTCATCTTCTTCATCAAATTCAAACTCAGGTTCAGGATCAGGTTCAGGACCTTATAGTTTAATAGGTACAGCAGTAATGCAAGGTAATAAAGCAGCTCCTGCACCTTTACAAAAACAATTAGCATCAACACTAAATGCAGAAGCAACAAGAAGACTACTTGCTAAAAATACAAAAAGTTTAAAAGAAGAGGATATAACAGAAGTACATCCTGCTTATGTTGACAATGATGGTAATTATGTAGTAAAAGTAGATTATACAAAATATGATCCTGTATCAGAAAAAGATGTAATAAGTAGTACTAAAGCAACTATTGAACCAAGTTTTGTAAATAATATTCTTCAAACTTTTAATTCAAACACACAATCAAATAATACCAACACACAAACTCCAAAATTTAACTAAAATGGATTTATATAATTATTTAAGATCTAACAATTTAACTGATTTAGATAGAGATTCTTTTTTTAAAAAATATTCTAATCCTCAAGAAGGTCAAAAAATTTATAATTATTTAAAATCTAAAGGAGGTACAGATCTAGATTTTAACTCTTTTAATAGTAAATATTTATCTGTTAAACCTACTATTCAGCAACCTGCAAAACCTGTTGCTAAAAAAACAGAACCAGGACTCATTGATAAAGCTACAAATTTTATTGCTGATAAACTAGATGATTACAAAGTTGATTTAAGTAATTTAAAAACTCCTAAATCTAATAAAACTGTAGATCCTTTACTAGAAGGATATAAACCTACTGGTAATATTATTGATAAAAAAGAAGAGGTTGAAAATAAGTATAATACAGAATATAATAAAAAATTATCAGATATTTCTTTTGTGTTGTCAACAATGTATCCCGATGAAGTAGCTTCATCTGATATTAAAACTATAGAAAAAAAAATAAATAGTTTAAGTCCTTTACAAGGTGTATTAAAAAAAGATTTAACTAGACAGTTAAATGAATTAAAAAAAACTAAAATTAATAAAAATTTAGAGTTAAATCAATTAAAATCAGAAGCTAATAATCCTAAGTATTATAAAGTAAGTGATGATGAAAGTAAGTCTATTGTTAACAAAAATATGACTGCTATTAATCAATCTAAAGAAAAAATAAAAAATATATCTAAAGAAAATATTCTTTTAAAGACTTTAAAAACACCTAATAAAAATGGTATATTAAGTAATATAGGAGAAATGTTTGGAGTGTCTACATTACTTGATACTTGGCAAAATTATAATGATAAGAATAAAGTTATTAATGAAGAAAATAGAAAAATTAAATTAGCTAAAAAAGATTTAGATTATTTAAATAGATACAAAATAGATATAAATAAAACCTTAGCTTCTATGACTCCTGAAGAAAGGTTACAAACTGAAGCTTCTTTAGATCCTGAATTAAAAGGATTTTTAAAATCTGCTAAAAAACTTAAGAATAGAGAAGATGAATTTTCTTTTAATAATTTATATGAAGAGTTAACAAATAAAAATTATAAAGGAGAAAAAGATGAACTCAAAGTAAAAGGATATAATTCAGAAAAAAACTTAGAAAATTATTATAATAAAGTTGCTGAAAACACAAGATTAAGGACAGATAATTTAAATGCAAAACCTAAACAAGATTTACAAGAAATTATTGCACAAAATAAATTGCAAGATATTTTTAATGTAGATGATATAAAATTTCAAGACATTATTGAAAACTATGATATAGTTAAAAATAATCCTCAAGGATTAATAGCTCATTTTAATGACCCTGAAGCTATTCAAAAATTTCAACTAATAGAACAAACTAAAGAGTTTCAAGAAATAGTAGCTAATCATAAATTAGCTAACACTGTAAATGATGCAAGAGTTGAAAATAATTTTAAAAAACTTCTTGAAAATAAACAAAAAGGTTTAAATGCTTTAAATTATATTAACCAGTTAAATAAAAATCAACAATTATCTGAAGACTATTTAGAACAAAAAGCTAAAGAATCTGGATTTTTTAGTAAAGATAATTTAAAGTTTTTATTATCTCAAGGAGGAGAAGCTGTAGATTATACTTCAGCTTATACTAAACAACTAGCTGGTAAAATTGGAACTACTGTTAATGGTGATAGTGAGTCTTTAAGAAAGTTAGAATATGGTTTTGATTTGTATAAAGAAGTTACTGATGCTAAAGGAGAAGAAGTTTTATCTCCATTTTCAGATGCTAAATGGATTGACTTACCAACTAAAGGAGGAAGAAGTTATCAAATAGCTGTTGACCCTAAAGGCAATTATTTAGGAGCTAGATATGATAAATTTAGTATACCCGTAGATGATGCTAAAAATGAACAACTAAGACAATATTATTTTAAAAACAAAGAAGAATTAGATAAGTTAAAAAAAGATATTACAGATATAGATGGTGGATTTTCAGCTTCAACAGGTTATATAGCATCTGAAGTAGCTGTAGGTGCTTTAGAAGAATTACCAACTACTGCTTTTGAAATTGCAGCAACAGCTATATCAAGAACTCCAGTAGCAGGGGCTAGACTTTTAAGTAGGGCACCTAAGTTTGCAAACTGGGGAAACAAATTAAGAAAAAGTGAGAACTATATTAAAGGTTACAATAACATAGCTGATAATTTTATAGGTTTAACTTCAACGTATGCTGAAGTAGGTCATGATATTAAAAAGAGTTATGAAGAAGCAGGATTAGATCCATCAGATTTAAATACAGGAATAACTGCAGGTGCTTTAACTGGAGTTGCACAATTAACTCCTGGTATGGAAAAACTTGCTAGAAAGTTTGGTTCTGACTTAGTAGAAGGTACTATAAGAAAAGAAGCTAAAGAAGTTTTTTTAACAGATATACCTAAGATATTACCTACACTTTCAAAAGGACTTGTAGATATTAAAGATGCAAAATTAAAGGATTATTTATTAAAAAAAGAATTAAGAAATTATGCTTTATCTAGATTTACAGAAAGAAGTGTAAATGTTTTAAAACCTTTTGTAAATGAAGGTTTACAAGAGTCTGCAGAGGAAACAATTTTAGAGCCTATAGCACAGTTACTAGCTAATCAAGCTAATTCTATGTTAACAGGTAATGAACTTTATAATAAAGAAACTTTACAAGACTTAGGATTTTTAGATCCTGAGACTGCATTAATTGCAGGTTTAACTGGAGGGGTAATGTCTTCAGGTATTAATACAGTTTCAAATTTAATGTTAAAAGATAAAAATGGATTAAATTCTTTAGAAGCTTTACAAGCTGCTATGGAGAATCCTAATAAATTTAAATCTTTATTATCTACTTATATTCAAGGCAATAGTGATTCTGACAAAACTTTAACTCAAGAAAAGTACGATGAAATTATTTCTAATTTTGACAATATAAAAGCTAATGTAGATAAAGTAAAAAAAGACTATAATTTAAATAATGAATTTACTACTAAAACAAATTTAGATAATTCAACACTTCAAACTATGTTAAAAAGTGCAGGGTTAAATAAAGATAATTTTAGTACTCAAGAAGGTTCTAATACTTTAGAGAAAATTATTTTACAGAATGAAATAAATAATACTAAAAAACAAGATCTTTCTAAAGATATTTTAGAGAGACTTGGTGTACCTAATGATAAACAAGAATTAAGTTTAGATCAATTTTTAGATCAAAATGGTTTGTTTGATACTAAAAAATATGCAGAAATTACAGGTAATAGTAATTTAGATCCTGAGACTGCTAAGATTGTAGCAAATTATAATCAATTACAAACTAAAGATTTAAAATTAAAGAATACATTAAATTTATTTAATGAAAATTTTAAAGATATTCAAGATAATTATTTAAATAGTTATCAAGAAGTTATATCTAATAGTCCTGATTTAACTAGACCTGAGTTATCTATATATGATGATGTTGTTAAAGATAAGCTTTATAATAAAGCTATTAATGATAAAAGAATTGCTCAGTTAGAGAAAGAAATAAGTTCTTTTGAAAATGTAGAAAAAGATAAAAAACTTAATGAAGAATTAAGGCAATTAAAAGATAATAATCAATCTTTACAGAAATCTATTGATAATATAACTAATACTTACAAAGAAGGATTTATAGAAACACAAGATACTATTTCAGCTTTAGAAGATGAGTATATGTTAGCTAGTGCTAACTTAAATAATGCTTTAGAAAGTTATTATAAAACAGATGATGTAAATGAAGAAGAAGAAAATAATATAAGTGAGTTAATTGCTAATAAATCAAAAGCATTAGCTAAATTAAAGAAAGAATACAATGCTGCTAATAAAAAATATAATAATGGTATTACAGCTAATACTTTAAAAGCTAGTGTTTTAGAAGAAAGAAAGGATGGGTCTAGTACTAAAAATGTAGTTGTTGAAAAAGATTTTTCAGAGGACTTAGAAAAAGAATTAAAAAAAGGTAAAGATTATGTTAAAAAAATAAAAAGATATAAAGAATTATTAAATAAATTTAAAACATCTTTTTTAACAAAACAAGAATTTTTAGAATTTAGAAAATTTCAAAGAAGTTTTGACAATAAAGAAGTTTTAAAAAATGTATTACCTTATTTTGCTTCTTCTTTAACTAAAGAAGAGATAGATACAAGATTATCTGGCAACTTAGATTTAACTATTTCTCTATTTAACAACTTAATGAGTTTAGGTTATATAATGCCTGGAGGTATTCCTAAGCAAATTAATTCTGAATTATTAATAACTAAAGTTCAAAATGCTTTATTAACTTTAAATAGAGATTTAAGTTTAATTAATAGTAATAGAATTAATGAAATACCTTTATTTACTAGAGCGCAAAGTGCTATGTATGTTAATAGCTTAATAGATGCTTTAGAGAATAATAATAAAAAAGAAGAAACATCTGCTGAAAAAGAAACAACTGATGAAACTGCAGATCCTATAATTGTAGAACCTGAAGCTATTGTAAATCCTACTGAACAGAGTTATACTACTATTGAAAAACCTGTTATAAATGCTACTAATAAGCAACAAGAAGCTTTAGAGCTTATTGAAAAAAATAGTATTAAAAGAAGTGATTTAAATGATGAAGATATAACAGATTCTTTTTATATTATAAATAACAAACCTTATCAAAGAGTTACTACAGTAGATTCTGAAAAACCAACTATATCTGAAGCTTTAACAGCTGGAAGTAATGTAGGTAATTTTTTAGATAATGTAGGTAGAATAATTTTCGGTAATAATAATATTACTGAAAAAAATGCAGATGAAATATTTAATATTTTATTACTTACTTTTAAAGAAAAAGGTATAGAGTTAGAGATAGATAAAGATAATTATTTAAGAACTTTTAAATATCTTGTTGACAGAAGAAATGATTTAATAACAAAAGGTTATATCTTTATTTCTGATGAAAGAGTAATTTATAACAAGTATGATGGTGTGTATATTAATACTGGAAATTTAGAAAAAATGCCTGAAGGATCTGTGGGTATTGCAGGTACAATGGATATTGTAGCTATAGCACCTAATGGTACTGTAGATATTATAGATTTAAAGTCAGTGTCTGACAACAGTAAAAAAGCTTCTACTAATGCCAGTTTATATAAAAAAACAAAATGGGCTAAACAATTAGGTATCTATAAAACTTTATTAGAAAAAATAAATGGAGTTAAAGTAAATAACTTAAAAGTATTAAGAAGTAATGTAACTTATAATGTAAACAATAATGGTAATAGAATTACTAATTTAAGATTTACTGAAAATAACTTTGAAAATATTAATGTTTCTAAAGAGATTTTAGAAGTTATAAATAACTATTTATCAATTCCAACTTTAGTAGTAGATCCTACAAACAATGTAAATCCTGTAGATGATTTTATAGAAGATAATCCTGAAGATAGTATTTCTGAAAGTGCATTTGAGGATATTCCTTTTCCTGATGAAGATGAATTTGAAATACCTGAAGATAGTAAAGGTATTATGGATTTTATGTTTCAACAAGAACTTGATGAAAGTTTACAAGAGTCTCCTGTGTTTGATGATGCTCCTATATTTGAAGATGAGGGTAGTTATGAATATGACTCTAATGAAGAGGTGTTTATAGATGATAATACTAACCCTACTTTAGAAGAAGCTGATAGAATATTTGGTACAACTGATGTTGAAGAAAATACAATATTAAGAACAGATTTAGAAATAAATCTAAACAATAATGAAAGAGGAAGTAAAAATTTTTCAGAAAAAGATAATACTATTTGGGTTAGTGCTGACCCAAGAGTTGTATTTAAACGTTTATTTAGAGAAAAAGGTATTAGAACTAATAGTCCTATTGTATTAAGTAATGTAAGAACAATTAACAATCAAAAAATTTATGAATTTTATAGACAAAATCCTGATGCTACTAATGACCAAGGGTTTATAGGGTTTTCATTTATATTAAACAAAGAGTTAGACTTAACAGATGCTCAAATAGAAGAAATAACAAATTTAGCTCAAAATATTATAGATAGATTTGCTATAGAAAATGGTAAAGTAAAATATTATTCTTCTATGGGGGAACAACAAAGAAATAATATTAGAGAAGAATTTGCTAATGGAATTTTAAATATAATAAATAATAAACAAGCACTAGAAAGTAAACAAACCCCTTTACAACCGACTGAAAAAAGTAAACAAGAAAGTTTACAAACTAATTTAGCTACACCTACTCCTTCAAATTTAATAAGTCAAACTGTTACTCAAGAAAATACTAAATCTGATTTTGAAGAGAATAGTAATTTCCTTGAGGATCAACCTTTAAATAATTATTATGATACAGGTAGATATACTTATATTAACTATGAAGTATTTGAAGATGAAAATGGAGATAAAGAATATTTAGTTTCAGTGTATAACAATTTTTCTTTAGATAAATTATTTGGTAAGAAAAAAATAAAAGAAAAAGAATTACAAGAAATATTTAAAAATAATAATTTATTCTTTTCTCCTAAGATAAAAAGTAAAGGTACTTATTTATTATTATCTAAAGATAAACAACCTATAGATTCTTATGTATACTCTCAAATAAAAAATAATCCTAATGTACCTTTTTCTACAACTATTAATAGTGTTAATTATCAAGATTTAGAAGGATTAGAAGGAGAAATAGTTTTATTAGATGTTCCATATAATAATACTTTAAAAAATGAAAAAGATTTTAGAGATAAAGCAAGTTTAGGTATTAGGGTTGCAGGAGAAATAGTAGCAATGATTCCTTCTTTTTCTATTAATAATAAAAATAGTCAAGTAAGAAATACTTTAAATATAACTAATGTAAATGGAGTATTTCAAGTAGAACCTTTTAAAGTTAAGATAGATAAAGTAAAAGAAGGTTCAATGATATTTAACCAATCTCCAGTTTCAGTTTCAAAAATATTAGATAATCCTCCGACAGGGTTTACTGTTAAAGTAGCTTATGTAGGTATTAAAGATAAGCAAAAAGTATTAGTTAATGCTTTTGGTGAGGATAGTTCTGATAGTTTAAAAAATATAAGTGCAAGTAAACTAACTCAGGGAGGTGTTTATTTAATTTTAGAAAAAAATGGAAAAGTAATTAAAGTACCCTTAAATACTCCTAAAGTTGGAGAGGTAGGACTTTTAGGAAAGGTTTCTGATAATATTAAGAAAAAAGAAATTATATTAAATACTTTAAATTTAATTCCTATAAATTATAATAATAATATAGCTTCTAAAGAACAATTAGTTACTGATAATT